TTATCGACTCGCAACTTTAATTTGAAGTGGAACACCGCTATATTCAGCACCCTCGTCAGACTCCGAGATTGCGCCAATAGCGTTCTGATAGAACCCTGACCACACCTGAAGCCTTGCGTCGTTCATAAGATAAGGCTCGGCCTCCAGCAGACTGCCGTAAAGCAAAGCATCTGGGCAGTTAGCCAAAAAGATGTTTGAGGTATTCGAATCACTCAACATCGCAGGCTTTGCGTAGTAAAGCATCTCTAGCGTGTAGCTCGTGTCTGGGAATGGAGCCAACTCGATTTCATCTGCCCTCAAGGTATAAAACTGAGGCTTGCCTGTCTCGTCTGCCCGAGCATTACGGGAGAACGCAGAAGGAGCCATGTAGGAGAGAACCTGACGAGGAGACCCCTGTACATAGAGGTCTCTCATTTGAAGGAAATCTGAGGGGAGTCCGACAGTCCGGTCAGCAGCAGTCGTGCTTGCGGTTACTGTCTTTAGCATCTGGCGTATGCGGAGCGTCCTCTGAAGGCGCAACTCCGCTAACGAGATGAAATCAGGAATTACGCTTGTTAGGTCGCTTCTTCCGAGGTAGCTTGCTACCGTCGTCTTTAGGTCGCTGTAACTGGTGAGGGACATCGTGCCATCCGTATGTGTAAGAACCTACATGACCAATCATGTTGCTCAGAGCATGGTCACAGAAGGTATTAAAGCCAGCGTCATAAGCCTGTACGCAGAAGTGGACATCCTCGCCCATAATCTTCTTTCCAGGCAACTCGTAGAACCAGAACCAAGGCTCCGGTGTCTTCTTGAATACCTCGGCCTTCACTAACATCACACCACATCCGATAGCAGTTACCTGCTCAATTCCGGTCTTGTCTTTACTGTCAACTGGAAGCCATTCGTTAGTCTTGTCTTCGTAGTTGATCTTGAGATTCTTAGCAGTCGCTCTAACAGGCTCGCTTCTCGTTGTGGCGTTTACACCTACAATCGGAAGGTCTAGCCCCATCAGGCGCTCAATCGTGTCTTTAGGGAACCTCATGTCTGCGTCAATGAACAGAATGTAGTCACATCCTTCGTCCAGAGCAGTCTTCACTAGGTTGTTGCGCTGGTCGAATATCAGCGTCCCGTTGACTGTATAAATTGCTAGAGTACCGTCCCTGTGCCTTGCGTCATATGCACACATCACTGCAAGGTCAAAAGCCGTACCTATCTCCATCTGGCCCCTACTGGGGATGCAGATGCCTACTTTCATTAGACTCTCCCTGGTCGAACTCTGAAATGACGGTTCTCAGGATCGTTGAGGAAAGCCTTCATAGCCTTCTGGTCAACAATGTGGAACCCTCGGCATATCCCTCGCTTGTTCAATTCTTGGAACACCGCAAGAGGAATACTCGCAATCCTTGTCCAACCATCACCCCAACGAGCTTTCTCGTCGGTCTGGTTATACAAGGCTTTGTTCTGTTCGATTAGGGCAGTTGAATCCTGTTGCGTCTCCACCACGAAGGTGTCTGCATCAGGCATGTGTGCGATTTGCGTCATTCCCGTCAAGGGGTCATGACTGAGTATTTTCTTCATACAACCTCAAGAAAAAAGTGGGGGCAGTTGCCCACCCCCACTCTACCACAACTACTTAGGATGCAACAAGGTCAGCAACCAGACCATGAGCAGCTTCGTTACGGACTTCGAGGGTCAACTCAGCAATGATCTGAGTCTTCTCGGAGTCGCCAGTCTTGGCAAGCTCGTTCGTCTGGAAGGGACGCAGGTAAGCGAGAGCAGCGTACTCAGGATCAAGCACGAATGCGTCACGGCTACGCATGAAGCGATCAGGAACGATCTGGAGAACACCGAAGTCCGACTGATACAGGTCAGCGCCAGCCAGGATGGTGATCTCGCCAGTAGCGTTGCTGTTGTAGCGATGCTGGGCAAGGCCAGTAAAGCCAGAAACAACCTGCTTGAGTGCGGGAGGCACAACCAACAGGGAAGGCGTACCGCCCTCGGTGAAGACCTTCTGAACCACATCCTTGAGCATGGACTCTTGGAAAGTGCGGGTCGTACCGGAGTCAGAACGAACATCCGAGCCATCACCCGTGGGGTTTGTACCAGCAGACTGCTTGTTCACATTGGTGGTGATCCAAGACAGGAGCGTACCCATTTTGCGAGTACCGGACGAGCCAGCATCTTTAGCCTGGTTCGTGGTGATGATTGCCTCAATGTCACGCTTGAGTTCAGCAGAAGCCTTGGCAAGATTATAGGCTTTTTCAGACTTACGACCAGCCTTGTTTACTGCCTCAAGGGTGTTGGAAATCTGAATAGTCTTCTGGACGATCTGAGTGTAGTTGCCAATGCGAACCGTGGGGGTCAGCGTAGCAGCAGTCGCATCTGCACCTTCAGCAGCGTAGTTAACCGTGGTAGCAGCAGCGAGAGAATCTTTCTGCCACTCGTGGTTGACTGCGGTTGCCTTGGTCTTGCCGATGGACGACATGATGGGCGTGTCTTGGGGGGAGATGTCATAGATGACATCAGCGAGGTCTTCACGAAGACCCTTGGCAGCGTTAGCGCCGAATGTACCGAATGTAGCCATTTTTTAGTTTCCTTTAGAGAAATGATTCAAAGAGTCGGGCAGCGTCTTTAACCTTGCCCGTTTTCCTTACTTGTTGTTTCAGTTTCTTCGACTGCTCGGTTTGACGAGTCTCTGGTGTCGAAGTACCAGGTTTCAGCATCCGAGGGGCTTGAGTCACTTTCTTAGTAGCGTCAATCTTGCCCCGCATCAGCTTGTCGTACTGTGCCGCTTTGTAAAGCGCAGTCACCGCCCGAGAATCGTATACCTGTGCAAGTTCTTGATCTGAGAACCCGACAGACTTTGCATACTCACGAATCTCTTTCTTGATGATCTCGCCCTTTACCTCATCTTGCCATTCGGGGATTGCCTCTCGCAGCTTTGCGGCCTCGGTAGCCAGATGCATCTTGAGACGCTCTGCCTGCTCTGACTGCTGCTGCTGGGCCAACCTTGCCCGTTCTTGCTGGACTGCGGCTAACTGTTTTTGCCTCTCAGTCTGCTCGGCAACCGCTACGGCATAGCCAATAGGATCGGTTTCCTTTAACTGAGATAGGTCAGGCTCCGGTTGCTGGAGCATTTGCTCAATGATGGAAAGGCGTTGAGCGTATTGGTCACGAAGTTTTGCGGCTTCCTCAATCTTGGCCCTTTCAGCCTCGACTGCCTTGCGCTGCTCTGCGACCTCTTGAGTCTTTTTAGTGTAGTCAGCAGTACGAGAATAACCACTGATAAGTTCATCTAAAGGAACCTCGACTTCCTCCTTGCCTACCTTGACACGATAGGTGGGGGTCGTTTCCTCTGGCTCATCATAGTCATCTTCGTGGAGGTCTTCTTGCACCTCCTCATGCTCGATTGCTTCGTCAATAATCTCGGAAGGCTCTGGTTGGGCTTGCGCCTCCTCGCCATCCATCATACCGAGAAACTGTCCAGCAGCGTCTGACACGCTTAATGCACTCCCTTGCGGGTTGGTGTTTTCCATCTAAGACTCCTGTTAAAAAATCTTGAAGCGTTTCTTCTCTATCGCTCGTTTGTCAGCAATAGATTGGATTGACGCAATAAACTCCTCGATAGCCCTGTGCTTGATTAGCGCCCTCTCTCGAAGGTCTACATCAGTCTCAGAACTATTCAATATGGTGGAAATATACCCCTGTTGTTGTTTTTCTACAACAGAGGTGAAAAACTCGTCATTCAGGAGCGTTGAGGCACGCTCGGGCCAGTTATCAATATTCACCAGGGATTTCGATGTTTCCGGTTATCTCTGAGCCAACCTTTGCCGCTTTGAGTTGGGCCTCTGCTTGAAACTCCGCAGTCTTGAGTTGCAGGCTTGCGGCTGCTTTCTCTCTTGCAAGTTGAATCTCAGCCATTGCCTTCTCACGGGCCAGTTGAATCTCTGCCTGCGCTTTTGCTTGGTCGATCTGAATGTCTGACTGGGCTTTGGCCTGTGCCGCTTGCAGTTGCATTTGCATCTGCTGCTGCAACATCATCATCTGGGGATCGGGTTGTCCCTGCGTCTGAGCCATCGCCTGCTCTGCTTCGGGAGGGATTTCACGGAAGAACTCAGTGGAATCTTTAAATCCAGCGCTTTCGATGAATCTGCCAAGCGTGGCTCGATACTGTGATACTCCAACCAAAGCCTGACCAATGCCGCCCTGTCCAAGTAGTTGCTCCTGTTTCTGTAGCACCATTGCAAGCATAGCCATTTGTTCCTGGCGATTACCAGTCCCCAGACCAACATTCACGGTTACATCATAGGAACTGTCCCACTCACGAGGGTCGATGCTTACATACTTGCCACGAAGTCTGACGACACGAGGCTTGTCTTGGTACTTACAGAGAAGGTGCAGAATCTTCTTGAACATGTCCCGCACACCGCCTTCAGCGAACATCCGAGCCATTAGCTCAACCTTGCTTGCAGCAGCGTTCTGCATTGCCGCTACCGCAGTCGCAGTCGTGTTCTGAAGGATGTTGGGGTCTAGCCCTTGTGAGGCCATGCTGACCCCTGTCCGTTTCTCCTGAATCTGGTCGAGATACTGGAGCATTGGGAACGACTGAGCCGCTACAGGAGGGATAGAAAGCTGCCCAATAGCTGCTGGATTCTTCACCCTCACCACACCACCCACTGCTTGCGTCAGGAGGTCGTCAAGGT